TCGGAACCTGCCAGTTTGGTTGGTTGTAGGCGGGGATTTGTAGTCCTATATTTGGGGTCGTTGTCTCGCTGGCCATTAGGACCTCACCGTCTCAATCCACTTACCGACTGCGCTGACGGCTGACCCCTGGCCGTTCGTAAGAGTATTGGCCACCACCTCGTACGTAGCCCCAGTGGGGACGTCGAAGCTAAAGCCGCAGGCACCGTTATTCACTGTAGCACCAACTGTGTTCGCGAAGTCACCAGCCCCGTTTACGAAGCACTGCACGCTCCCGACTGAACTCCCGCTGGTGATACCATATCCGGTGACGGTCATAGGCAATCCATAGGGGTTAGTGTACGTAGAGCCGAAGCTACGACTGCCTGTGACATCGTACCGCGTTGCGGCTGCTAGTGGAACGGACACCGGTATGAACACACCACCCACATTCGTCAGCACCTGACCCGCCGTACCAGGTGACGAAAGTGTCAACTGCGCAGTTGTAAGTTTGGATGGAAAGAGCGCCCCATTGGCACTGACGAGGGGCCCGAAGGCACGAAGTAGCCCCGTGGTTGTGTCGTAGCCGAACAATTGCAGACTGACGGCGTTCGGTGCGGGGTCAGGCTGCGCTGCACCGACCATATTAGAGGGGTAGGTTACTACGCGTCCGCCAGAGCCATCTTGCTGGTAGTACATCGCGACTACCTGCCCAGAAGAAAGGCCTGTGAATGTAAAGGACAGCGCGCCGGACATAGCTTTGATGTAGAAGCCGTTGGCCGTGGCCGCGTTCAACGTCAGCGTGGCGGCATAGGATACTACCTGCACGGCTGGAAGTAAGTCAGCAGTAGTAAGGAAGTTGGCGCACGTGGCCGTGAGGGTTGATAGGTTAGAGTCGCTGGTGGTGAAGCCCTTATTGGCGAACGCCGTGAAGAGGCCCTCTAGGTAGGTTGACCACTGGTAAAATGCCTTGTTAGCGAGCGCCGCGTCGAACAACGACGGATCCGTAGCGCCTCCAGCGCGCTGTGAATCCGCCGTGTACTCGGCGTCCGTCTCTTGGTTGGCCGCGCCAGGGTTCCACTGTTGAACGTTTGTGGTTGCCACGAGTCTCCTTCTGAACTTTCTTATGCGCTAGGGTGTCTAGCCTACCCAATGACCTTCGCCGAATCCAGCAATGAAACCCGGTGAACTGCCAAAGCCGAAGTACGGGAGCTCGCCGAATAGGTACGTGTAGAGAACACCCTCTGGCCTTGGGATGATGTAGTCATGGGTGATGAGATCTTTAACGATGGAAGTAAAAGCACCTGTTAAGGTGATGGTGGCCGTCATATTCTGCCCGTCAAGTATGACGATGGTACCGGCCTGGAATAGCTGACGCCACACAGGGTATAGGCTGACTACAGTTCCATCCCACTGGTTGGCTGCAATCTTTGCCTTGATGTAGAGTCTGTATGTTGTGTCATCCAATATAGGACTCACCCCACTACTCGGTTGGAAGTCGACTGTACGGAAGGCACCAACTGTCACGCCCAGCATGTCCAACTGAATGCCTACAGCGCTGTCAAGGTCGAGTGCTGTGTCCATGGCAACCATCACTTGACTCACATCATCGAACTTTTTCAGTAGAACGTACAGTAGCGCCTTCAACTTCTTGGAGTTAGCATACTGGGAGGTTAGTAGGGCGGCGTAGTACCCAATCGGCAGGGTCTCGATCGGCTCATTGCCATAACCGCCCGTTCCGAAACCTTGCGTTCCGAAGTATGGGTTCATCACGCCGTCACCACTGCAACATTCGCTGAGATACCCTCGGCAGCGTAGTAGAAATTCGGCATCACAACGTCCACTACACCGAGTGTGGCGAACGCAACTGCAGCCCCAGTTCCGGCGGCTGTGGCAGCTAGTGAGAGCGTAATGACTGACCCAGACGGCGCGCCTACAACTAACGTTCCAGGGGCCACACCCGCACCGACCACCATTTGTCCACTGATAATTCCAGTAGTCGATGCTACTGTCATCGTGGTGGCACCCATTGTGAAGGTTCCCGTAGTCGCCGCTGTCTGCACGCCAACCTGTACGGACTGTGTGCCGAAGTTAGGCGCTGACAGGCTGGTGTTCACAGCCATAATCTCGTAGTACAGAGCACCGATAGAGACAGTCTCACCGATTGCCAGAGCGTTCAGATATGCTACAAGGTCGGCCTGTACAGCCGTGAGCGTGGCACTAGTAGGTGTGGAGCCATAACCCGACAGCACAACTATCAGAAATACTGGCAAGGAAGTAGGAAGGAAGAAGCTGATGTCCGAAGTAACGCCTGTGTTCGCGTCCACCACTGGCACCGTAGTCGTCCCGTGTGTTAGGCAGCCGATAGTCTTCTTACTGTAAATTGCCGCCGCTACAGTCAGCGTGTTGGTGCATTGCACAACCATGGAGATGGAGTGCGGTGGGTTGCCCCAACTATCTGAGGCCCCTGTAGGATTCTCGATCGATGACCCAGGCCCGCCAGGTGTTGGATAACCGGGCGCTACACGGATCACACCAGGAGCAGCTAGTATGCCAGCGATAGTAGACGCCACAGGAGTAAGTGACGGCAACGCCACGGACACAGCCTGCCGAGCGCGTAAGGCTGAGTCAGGCTCCACTGCCGCGCCCACGACGGCCGCTGTGGGGTTCGTCACAGTCGCCCAACCGGCCTGTGGAGTATTGATGATGATGATTGTCCCCGGCTCAGCTGCGACGGCTCCAGGTGTTGTGCACACGGCGGTGACAGTGATTACACTGCTGAGTGGGAATGTCACAGTCGTAGGTAGCGACCATAGATTGCCATTCTGATCTTGGGCAAAGCCATTGCTTATCGTAACGTTGTAGGTTCCTGTGAGGTACAGGGACACCGTCGAGTAGGTGAAGGCTTCTCTAGCCAACCCATTCATCTTCACTTGTCGGTCTAGTCCAGCACCCACCGCCGTCTGTGGACTAGATTGGTTGTAGGCTAGCTGTGCGGCCTGCATCGTATCTGACTGCTTCAGTGAGATGATGCTAAGAAGTTGGTATATCGATGAATCCGGGGCGACGTACTGATTCACTCCATAGATGTTGAGGAACGCCTGCAGATTATCCTGCAGTATAGAGGCGTACGAAGAAACTGTGAGCCCCGCCGCCGTAATGGACGGTGGAGAATAGGCGGGTGCACTCATGCTTGTTCCTTCTTTCTTGGGGTTGCAGGCCCTAGCCTAGATTCGCCGAGGTGACGGTACTAGCCACCGTGCCGAACTGTGTTTGTGCGGTGTACGTTATGGCCAGTCTACCATTAGTGAAGGTGACAGACACATCACTTGTTCCGGTGACATACGGGCTACCTTGTATATTCTGCTGAACGGCTAGTGTCATAGCGGCGAGGCCTTGCGTCGAGCCAAGCTGACCTAGAATGACTTGGAACACCGGCAAACCCAGGTTTCTGTTCTCCCACCATTCACCCAAGAATAACTTCAAGCGGGTGTCGATAGCCTGCGCCACAGCGTATGTTCCTGTGAGGCTAGCACTTGCATCGAATACAGGGTCGTAGTCAGAGTCTAGTAATAGGTACTGTATCGAAGCGGACATCTTACATGCACCCTAGGGTCGAAGACCGCGCGGCGGCGGCGGCGGCTATATCTGACAACTGCGCAGCAATAATAGTCTGCTGGGCGAGTAGCGTAGCATTTGGGCCCACATAGGTTTCGACCATAGCGGACGCCCACGTCACTAACTCAGCTAAATTTGTCGGGGCCACTATCAATGGAGCTAGCAGGGCAAGTTGCGTCGTTATAGCCGTCTGCAGAGTGCTCACGGCCGTAGTTGCCTGAGCCAGTGCGGCGGCCACATCACTGCAAGAATTTGACGCGTTAATAATTTCTATGATGTTTGCAAAGTAAGCTGTGTTCACATGTCCTCACACAATGCTGATTATTAATCCGCCCTGTACCGTGACTGTCTGACCTGTTGGAGTGGTGAATGTACCGTTTGTGCCAGAACTCACTGATAGGTTGCCCTCGATGTTTACGCCTATCGGCGACAACTCCAAGACGAGTGCTCCGCTGTCGCTGCGTATCTGTAACGAGTCTGTAGAGTAGGCCGTCAGAAGGTTGTTCTGACTCCACATGCCTGGCAGAAATCCACAGTCATGCACGTGATGGCGGCGCACTTCCAACTGGCGCTGTGAACCGGATGGTGTGGTCAGCCCTGGGTTCTGTGCTGGGGGTGCGCTTGTCTGGCCGTTGACCCACCAGTTGTCAAAACATGTGTCGCAGAAGATCAGCATGCCTTGGTTACCCTTTTTCAAGGGCAGTGTGATACTGTAGCCGCCGCCGCGTGGTACAAGAATTGGGACGTTGACTATTGGGGGAACGTCCCACCACTGCTGCTGCCCGTTGTTGCGAACGCGTTCTTGTATAGCAATCTGCACTGTGACGGTCTGATGTAGGGCGTCCATATCCTGCGTTAGGAAGGCGGGCGAGGCTGTACGAGCGTCAGCCAGGGCCTGCTTCACGATTAGCTTCCACTGGCTTGTATCAGCCGAAGTGACCTGGGCCAGGGTCAGCCCAGGAACAGTTGGGGTGGTGGGCATGGGACTCCTCGCTTCTGCCTAGGGGCTTTGTATCTGAGTCGCCCGCGCTGATTATGACGTCGCTGACAATAGACCGCTCAGCAAGTTGGCGGCAAACACCGTGCTACAGCCAGTCACTTCTGTGTACCAGTCGTTGCCGCGCGAGTCGCCTACGTGGCGCACCTGAACTACGAACTGGAGTGTGGTGACCGGGTTCTGGAAGGCCCCGACCTCGATCACTTGCTGCGATATGAGTAGGTTGCCGGCCAACTGCACCACCTGCACCGGCAGTGTCACCATGAGGCGCGGGTCTAGTAGCACAGTGAAGATCACGCCCTGCGGCGTCTGCTGTGGTGTACCAATGATGCTTTGTGTAGTTCCATCTGGCAACCCTGTTGCCGTTGTTCCGGGCGGGTTTGGCAGGGCGTAAGTGTAGTCAGCCTTTGGCGTTGTAAGGCCGTCACTGACGTTTCCAATCTCTGTCATGTAGGCTGCGTTGGCTTTGCGGAACGTAGTTAGATTCTGGTCTGATGATACAGTATCTAGGTACTTACCGAAGGTGTGAAAGACCGTATTACCACGTGGGTACTGCTTTGCGTTTAGAGCTGCGTAAGCGTATTCACTGAGTGTCGCGTTGTTTTGCGTGTTCTCCATTGGAGGCAACCCGATGTTCTGCGCCATCTTAGTCAGAAGTTTAGCTTGTGACGCGTAGGGGCCTATAGAGAATGCAACCGGGTTTGCCATGACTATTGGGTTGTACACACAGTGAAATGTTACACGCGTGTTGACTACATCTTCTTCATCCAGTAGCACTTGTAATACAGGGCCGTCCCAAATGATGGAACTCTTTGCCGGGCCCGTCTGAAATCCGGCGCTCAGTTTTACTTTTGTAGTCGTCATTACATTGGCTATAGTCTCTGGGTCAAGGTTGTACACCGTAACATCCGCGTACCACCACGGAGAGGGGATCGTAGCCTGCACTACTTCAAATGTGATTCGCAGTGCCTCTGGTGACCACGAGTCAGTGGACACCTGCATGTCCTGGTCATTGCCTGCAGAATCTGTATACGTGATGACAAGGTTCCACGCCGGCCCGAAGAATGGGATCGTAGATGGGGTGCTCATAGCGCAGTGTCCGACCAGAGCAATGAGAAGTTCGACAAATCATTGGCACCAGGATAGTCTGTAGTGGAGTTACCTGTGTTCAGCAAGTACGCACTTCCTATCTTCAGGTAACCATACTGAGCTAACAAGTTGGCTGATGGATAGTAGCCAGTAATAAGCGGAACAGAGGCTATGAGAACCACGTTCTGCGCACTGGATACCTGCATCATCCACCAGCCAGACATTACTGAGTACGTAAGCACAAAGCCCAGCGTCAGTGTAGCTCCATCGACCGTGAGTTGTACTGCGAATGTTTGATTAGGATTTGTAGTCAGTGGTATGATTTGCGCTGACATGGCTTAGAATAACCCCGCTGTTGCCTGCGCGCCCGCTGGGTTGCTGACGCCGAACTGCTGCGGCGATGAGGTATACAGACCGGCACCAGGTACGTCGACAGTCGTGGCCGTCGGCACGGCAGTAGAACTGCCATTCAGCGTGTTAATCATAGAACCAGGCGGAACTAGGAACTGACTGTTGATAGTTGCCGGTGGCGTATAGGCGCTCACTGTGCCGAGACCCGTGGTGTTCGTGTCATTTGGGCTGGCACTAGCAGGCGTAATCTGCACGCCAGCTAGAAAGATCTGCTCGAACTCCACACGAAATCGTGCGCCTGTGATGGTCTTTGCATCTTCATGTGGCGATATGGCAGCCACCAGCATGTTGGTATAAGTACGAAGGCGGGTTACGACTGTCAGTGGAGAGCGCGCAGCCTGCAATGCCAACATCTGCTGATAAGATGACACGCTCTTAGATGTGCCACCAGTCCACACCGTGGCCCCAGGGTAATTGCCCACAACATCGGACATCAGCACGTACATGACTAGGCTAGCAGGGTTCAGGTAGGCATGACTGGAAATAGCCGCACTATTCTGTACCGGGTGCTTTGTGATGGTCAGGGTCTGATTATGTTCTAGTGAGAGCACAGCGTCGAACACATACGTATGCGCGGCTGTGGTGATTGGGATGTTTGGGTCAGCGTTGATTGTCCCCGCTAGACTATA